AATCTGCTGATAATCCACAAAGATTAAGAGGTGAAGGTCTTAACTTCCTTGTTATGGATGAGGCCGCTTTCGTTAGAGAAGAAACTTGGACAGAAGTATTAAGGCCTACTCTTACTGAAAATAAAGGTTCTGCATTATTTATATCTACTCCTATTGGTATGGACAACTGGTTTTATAAATTATGGGAAAAAGCAGAGCATGGAGATGATTGGGCTAGATTTCAATATCCAACAGTAGCTAATCCAATTATTGACCCTGCAGAAGTAGAATCTGCTAGAGAAGAGCTTGGGGAATTAGTTTTTGCACAGGAATATCTTGCTGAATTCATTTCCGAAGGTGCCCAGATGTTTAGAAACCATTGGTTTAATTATTACAAGCTAGGTGTAGGGACTATTTGGTGTGATGGTGAGAAGTATGATATCAATAACGATTTAGTAAAATTTGCGACTGTAGACCTAGCAGCTTCCACGAAAGAGTCTGCTGACTATACAGTCATATCAGTCTTTGGTCATCACATAGAATCTAACAAATTATTCATGATAGATATGCATAGAGAGAGATTAGAAGCACCAGACATAGTTCCAGCAATAAAAAGAATGATTGGTATCCATAATCTTGAATGGGTTGGTATCGAGAAGACAGGTTATCAGTTAGCTATAGTTCAGTTCGCTAGAAGAGAAGGTCTAAGAATCAAAGAATTAAGGGCTGATAAGGACAAGCGGTCACGAGCACTTCCTTTGTCTGCTAAGATGGAAAGAGGACTAGTGTACTTTCCTAAAGATGAAGACTGGGTTGGAGAAGTCGAGAGAGAACTTCTCACTTTTCCGGTAGGTGTCCATGATGACATCGTTGACACTTTAGCGTATGCTTGTCTGGAAAGTGCAACTAAGAGAAAATGGGAAGCTTATTAAATGGCTGAAAAAAGTTTTTATAGAAGAGCGGTAGATTACTTACAAGCTCCATCACAAAGATTTGAAGTTAAGAGAGGCCCACTAGACAAATACGAACAAGTACAAGGTTCGGTCTGGGGTTACAATACTCAATCTGGTTATTTTCCTAATAAATTAATTGAGGAAATGGGTGATGGCTTAGGTAACTCTGCTGTTGTAGCTTGTTTGAATGTTTTAGCAACTTCTTTTGCTGAAGCACCGTTAAAGGTATATGAAAAGACAGAACAAGGAAGACAAGAAGTAATTAACCATCCAATGGAAGTTTTAATGTCCAGACCTAACGAGTTTATTTCTGGTGCAGTATTATCACACTATCTAGTCACATCATTATCAGCTCATGGTGATGCTTTCTTAATGAAAGTAAAGAATAGAGTTGGCGAAGTTGTACAACTAATTCCTTTAATGCCTAACTATGTAAAAGTTAGAGGGAATGAAAAAGAATTAATTACTCATTATGAATACCATGCAGTAAATTCAAAGAACAGCCTTAATCCAGATTTTGTAGAATTACCTCGTGAGAATGTCGTTCACATCCGTCAAGGTATGGACCCAGACGACCATCGAAGAGGTTTTTCACCACTACGCTCTGTTATGAGAGAGCTAGCTGGTGATGAAGCAGCAGGACAATTCGCTGTTGCTTTGTTGCACAACATGGCTGTACCCGGAGTTATCTTGAGTCCAAAAGATGACTCTATGGGTGGGCCTTCTAGAGATGAAGCGGAAGCAATAGCATCTGCTTTCAAAAATAAATTCTCTGGTGCAAATAGAGGTGCTCCAATGATTATGACAGGAGCTATGGATGTAGATGTTCTTTCATTTACACCAGAACAAATGAACTTAAAGGCTTTAAGAAGATTACCAGAAGAAAGAGTATCTTCTGTTCTTGGTGTACCAGCTATTCTTGCTGGGTTAGGTGCAGGTTTGGACGCTGCTACTTATAACAACACAAAAGAACTTAGAGAATTCTTTACTGAACAAAAAATGATTCCTTTATGGTCTGCAGTAGCTTCTGAATTAACACATCAATTACTTCATTCAGATTTTGAAGACAATAATTTTAATTACTCAGCTAGCTACGACTTAGATATGGTTAGAGCTTTATCAACTGATAGGCAAGAACTAGTTAAGACAATGAACTCTGGTGTTCAAGGTGGTTTTGTAACAATAGGTGAAGCAAGGAATAGTTTAGGACTTGATTCAGATGATTCTCATAATGTTTATCTAAGACCTTTGAATATGAATACAGTTGCTGAAGGAGATACAGGAATTATAGAAGAAATTCCAGAAGTTCCTGTAGTTGTAGAAGAGCCTAAAGAGGCTAAAGCTACATTAAATACTTCTAGATTTGAACCAGAAGTTAGAAGAACTAGAAAAAGAGTTGGCCCTAAGAAGAAAAAATTTATGGTTGACACAAGTATGCAATTCAAATCATGTGAACTTGTAAATATACACATTGAAGAAAGTAAATTAAACAGTATTTCTGATAATGTCAAAAAAGTTTTAAAAGGTAAAGTCAAAGAACATAATGCTGGAATGAAGCAATATAAAACAAGCTTCCCAATGATAGCTACTGTTTATAGAAGAGGAGTTCATGTTTATTTGAATAATCCTTCTAGTGTTAAGAACAATATTTCATCTTCGACACAGTGGGGAATTTCAAGAGTTAATGCATTCTTAGAAGCTTTAAAAACAGGTAATTTCCCTAGACAACCTTTTGATACAGATTTATTACCAGTATCACATCCTTTGACAACTAAAGTAACTAACTTCCCTAATCCAACTGAGAATAAATCAATCTCTATGGAGAACTCAAATTTTGAACAATTTACTGACTATGACTATGTTAAGGAACTAAAAGAAAATTATCCAAAAATTTGGAAAAGAGCCGGTGACGGTAGTAGTTCTTTCAACCAATGGACAAAGTATAAAGACGGGGACAGAAGCGAATCTGTACTGTCTTGGGTAAAAAACCGAGAGCGATTCATGATTGAAAATCAAAAGAGTAGCAAGTTGAACAATGTTCTGAAAGTTATGAAAAATGGTGGGGTTATTGAATCAGGAGTTTCTGTTATGAAGGAAGTTGTCAACGAACAGAAAAAGAAGGAAGATGCTCGAAACGATAGAGTAACTGCACTTCTTGCTCCTAAGGACAATTTGACAAGCTAAAATATATAATTAGATATACAAAAGAGGATATTAATAGCAATGAGTGAAGAGCAAAAAATTAACAAGTCTATAGAATTTAAAACTATAGATGACGAAAAGGGAACAGTAGAAGCTGTTTTCTCAGTTTACAATAATGTAGACAGCGACGGAGATGTAGTAGTACCCGGAGCAATCAAATCAGGTTTCAAAGACAATCAAGTACCGATGGTCTTTGCCCATAAGTGGGACCAGCCAATTGGTAAAGGCGTCATACAAACAGATGACGATAAAGCAGTATTTAAAGGAAGTTTCTTTATGGGAACTGAGGCTGGTAAGGAGGCTTATAACCTCGCTAAAGAAATGGGAGATTTACAAGAATGGTCATTTGGTTTTAGAATCAATGATTATGAAGTCGCACCATTCTCAAAAGATGGTTCTGAAGAAGAACAAGATGTCAGATATTTGAAAGACTTAGAGGTCTTTGAAGTATCTCCAGTTCTCGTTGGAGCTAACAGAGAAACTTACACCCTTGCTATTAAGACTGGTGAAGAAACAGTATATGAAAAAGAAGAAACTGTTTCTGAAGAAGAAAATTTAGAAGAAAAATATGCTTCTTGTAAACATGAGACAGATGGTTCTTGTTACAAAGAAGATAAAAAAGGTTTAGACCCTGATGAAGAAGAGGAAAGCGATGGTTGCTGCGGTAACTGTGGTGGAGAATCTTCAGAAGAAGGAGAAGAAAAGATTTCAGAAGATGCTTCCAGCATGACAGGACAGCGTTTTTCTGAAGAGGTCAAAGATGTGCTTGCAGCGTTGGAAAGCCTCATTGTGAGAGCTAAAGCTATTGAAGTTTTACGCTCTAAAGATGGAAGGACATTATCGGAGAGGGCTAGTTCTGCTTTAAGAGCAGTACAAGAAGACCTTAATGATGCTTGGACTGAAATAGATGATATTTTAGGCGAAGCTACAGATATAGCAGAAGCAGAAGCTGAAGTTACAGAAGAAGTCGCAGACAACCCTGTTGAGGAAACTCAAGGTAGTACCGTTGAAGCAACTGATGAAGTAGTTGAAGAATCTGTAGAAGTTGAAGAAGTAGTAGAGGCTGAAGAATCTGAAGAAGAAGTCGTAGAGGTTGTTGAGGAAGAGCCAGTAGTTGAAGAAGAAGTCGAGGAAGTTAGTGCCGAAGGTGCTGATGACGAGATTGACGCTTTATTTGCTGAATCACAGGAACTCATTGCAGATTCAATTCTTGTAGAACTAGACGAAGACGAAGTATAAGTATAAGTAATTTTGGAGAAAATTAATGAACAATATTAATGAAACACTTCAGAAGAAGAGGGCTGAGTTAAAAGAAGTCTTTGATAATCCAGCAGAAGACGGTAAGTATTCCGCTGAGCAAAAAAATGCTATCAATGGCCTCAACACTGAGCTTGCTGAGTTAGTTGATTCAGCTAATAATGCTAAAGCCAAAGCTAAAAACGAAAAAGCTATGGAAGAAGCAGTATTTGCAGCTGAAGAAGTAGATAATTCACCTAAAACAATTGGTGAATCATTTA